TTAATAACATTATCAATAACCACCTTCGGGTGGTTTTTTTATATCTGGAGGAAATTAAATGGCAGATATAGCAACAATATCATTAAAGGCTGATACGTCAGATCTGGAGCGTGGCACACAAAAGTTAAAGGAGTTCGGCGATACAGCAGAGAAGGTAAGCGGTTCTTCGCGAAATTTAAATGACCAGTTTAATATAGGGGTTGCTCATCAAAAGAGAGCAGCCGACGCGATAAAGAGGCAAAAGAAAGAACTTGATGACTTATTAAATTCAATAAATCCAACCAATAAAGCATTTGATGCGCTTGATAAAGCCACTCAAAAATTAATAGAGGCAAATAAAAAAGGGATATTACCAAAGGATCAGTTTGCAGACTATAACGCCATACTTGAGCAGACTAGAGATAAATTAACACGAGTTAATATGTCTCTTACGGCTGAAGGGCGGGCGCTATTAGCTCAAGAGGCGGCAACAAATAGAGCCAAGCAAGCTGCTGATGATTTTTTAAATTCACTGAAAAATCAAACTGAAATTATAGGCAAAACGAGGACAGAGATTTTAGAGCTAAAAGCTGCTCAACTTGGTGTGTCGCAACAAGCTGCGCCGATGATCAATAAGCTAAAAGAGCAAGAAAAAGCCTTTATGAATGGCTCAATTACCATTGGTCAATATAAACAAGCAATGCGTCAACTTCCCATGCAAATGACAGATATTGTTACGTCATTAGCATCAGGAATGCCAGTCTGGATGGTGATGATACAACAAGGGGGGCAAATAAAGGACTCATTTGGTGGTATTGGAAACTCGTTGAAGGCGCTTGCATCGATAATTACTCCAACAAAGATTGCTATTGCAACAGCAACAACTGCATCACTAGCCCTGGCTTACTCTGCTTATAAAGGATCTCAAGAATTTGCTGAGTTTAATAAGCAATTGATAATGACGGGACGTTACGCTGGCAAAACAGCCTATGAATTAAATCAATTATCTAAAACTTTAGTTGGGAACTGGATTACTCAGGGTGACATGGCCTCAGCTCTAACTAAAGTGGTGGGTAGTGGGCGTTTTCAAGGAGACCAGATTTTGTTGGTGGCAAGGGCTGCAGCACAAATGGAGCAATCCACCGGAAAATCAATAGATGAAACAATAAACCAATTTAAGAGGCTAAAGGATGATCCTGTAAATGCTATTTTAGAATTAGATAAAACATTGCATTTGTTGACTGCGTCTGAATACGAGCACATTAAGTCATTAGAAATAGCAGGAAAAACACAAGAAGCTTCTGAGTTTTCAATTAAAAAACTGTCAGAGGAAACTGATAGAAGAACTAGATCTATGAATCAAAATATAGGTTCATTAGAGAGAGCATGGAATGATGTTGCAACCGCAATAAAGAATGCAGGAAATGCTTTAAAAAATATTGGTAAACCTCTTTCCGATGCGGAGGCGTTAGCTGAGATAAACGACAGAATAAAAGAATGGGAAAATGCTGGATTTTGGCATGGAACCAAAGAACAAAGAGAAAATATGATTCGCAACTTAAAGGAGCAACAAAAGATTTTAAGTTTCGTCGTATCTTCTCATGAAGGTTATGAAAAAGCACAAAACAAATCCAAGGAGGCGGATGAAAAAAGAAAAGAATCAATTAGAGAATATAATAAATTATTAGAAGATACTGCAACTAACGCTCAAAAAAGAACAGCGGCCCTAAATAAGCTATGGGAGCAAGTTAGAAGAGACCCTGAATTTTGGACTGAAGATAAAAGGAAGTTAGCAGTACAAAATATAAATAATAAATTTAAAGATAGAACATCTAAAACCCCAACCTACCGACCAGATTATGGTACTAGAGTAGACGAATCAGCAAATCAAGCCCTACTATCCCTGCAAGCACAATTGAAGGTGCTAAAAGAGCATAAAACAGTCAGTGATGTGATTAGCTCTGAGCGTAAAAAGCTGTGGGATATGGAGGCGAAAATATCAATCCTTGAGGAGGCTCAGAAAACAAGACAGTTAACCAAGGACGAAAAGGCGTTGCTTGCTAAAAAGGACTACATTCTTGCTTCTCAAGAAGCATTGGCCATAGCTGGTGATGATGTTGAGCTTCAAAAGCAAAAAAATAGAGAGCTAGACCAACAGAACAAATGGATGGACAACCTTAATGCAAAAATAAAAGCATTGAGGGAAGGAGCAGGGCTATCTAGCCGATTGCAACAAAGAGAAAGCGCATTAAATCAAGCTGACACTCCTGAAAAAAAGGACAAATTAAAGGAATGGTACGCTGAAGAAGACGCTATTCGTGCTAACTGGGAGTTAGGCGTTAAGAAAGGCTTTGCTGAATTCCAAGATCAGGCAACAAACGTTTACGGTAACGTAGCTCAAATTAGTCAATCAGCATTCCAAGGCATGAGTAACAGCCTCTCTGATTTTGTATTGACGGGAAAAGCTAATTTTGCTGACTTCACTCGCTCATTCTTAGAAATGACCACCAAGATGTTAATGCAGATGGCTATGCTAAATGCTATGAAAGCGGCATTTGGTGGTAATGCGGTAGGTAATTTCTTTGGGTTTGCAAGTGGTGGTTATACAGGCGATGGTGGAAAACATGATCCAGCGGGTGTAGTACATAAAGGCGAGTTCGTCTTTACCAAGGAAGCAACGCAACGATTAGGTGTAGATAATCTCTATCGACTAATGGATGCAGGAAAGAGAGGTTATGCTTCAGGTGGTCATGTCGGTGGTTCTGCGCCCATGTCGGTTACACAGCCAACAGCATTTATCGCTCGCAATCCTCAAATTGCTGGTGGTGGGGTGAATGTGACAATTGATATGAGCGGCGTCAAGATTGAAACCGAACAGCAACAAAGTGCAATGCCAAATATAGATGTGAGAGCTGCTGAGCAATCGTTAAAGAATAAAGTTAAAAGCCTTTTTATTAGTGAAGGGCGAGAAGGTGGTGATTTGTACAAGATCATTAAAGCAGTATCAGGAAATAGATAATCATTTAATAAGAGAGGTATTTATGAAATTAAAATTAGGAAATATTTGTATTCGTCCAGAAGATAAAGAAATTAGCATTCCAGTAGATGTATACATGGGAAATGAAGCTGATTTTGAACCACCAAAAGCATATCTGGTTTATCAAACTAGCTTTGATGCTAATAAGCCTCTTTCGGAATATTTTAAAGAATCCGAAGAATATGCAAGAAAAACAATTAAAGAATTAAACCAATAACAGCCACCAAATTCTGTGGCTTTTTAATGAGAGGTAGTTATGAAAATCAAAGTAGAGTTCCCATTGTTATCAAACAAATTTTCAGGAGTGGAAATTACAGGGGATGTGAAAAGATATGGCATTGGGGCTATAAAAATAAGTGAAAAACCTATATTAACGTCAGAAATTACAGTAACGGAGATAGTGGGAAATAATACCCAAGATGAAGAACCAAAGTTACAATTTAAGTACACAGAGGATTATAACCCAAATGAAACATTTACTTCATTTATGGGGAGAGCGGAAAAATATGCAAGAACCATGATAGATCGCATAAAGGCGGCACAGTAACCGCCTTTATAATATGGTACTAATTATGTAAATGTGACTGAATGATACCAAACGCCTCGATAGTTACAGGACTATCATGCGATACTTTATTTAATTCACTAATAAGTTTTTCTTTTTCAATATCAGACATATTCCTAATCATTACTTGAATTATATACTCTAAAGCAAGAGTACGTGTTTGAAGGGTCTCTATGTCTTTTGCCATTTCACTAACTAACATATTCAATTCTCCATCGAAGTAAGTCAGCCATTCCTTCGGTAAGTTTCTCTGGGCTGAATATATAAAATAACCTAATGGATATTTATTAATATCCTGATATTTGATCAGGCGACTTTGTGTCGCCTTTTTTATTGGAGTAACCAATGGAAGAGTTTAAATGGCGAACACAAATACAAGATTCGCCAAGCGGTGAGTTCAAACATCGCATTAAAGAAGTTGAATTTGGAGATGGTTACAAACAAGTTGCGGGTGATGGTATTAATCCAGAATCTCAAACGTGGCCATTTGCTTATATGGGACTAAAAGATGAGGTGATGCCTATTTTTAAATTCATTCGGCGACACACAGCAAAATCATTTATTTGGACTCCTCCGTTTGGTGAAAAAGGTCTTTATCGAGTTAAAGCTGATTCAATATCGATGATCCCCATCTCTGGTGGAGTAATGAAATTAACAGCAACGTTTGAACAGGCATTTAGCGCATGAATATCACAGCAGATGTACAAAAATTAGAGCCGGGTAATAAGGTTCAATTAATTGAGGTGGATGGTAGTGAGTTTGATGGGCCAATTCTTCGCTTCCATGCTTACAATCTACCTCATACGCCAGAAGAGATAGAGGAGTCTAATGGTGATATCAAACCAAAGCCAATCTGGTGGCAAGGCAATGAATACGGTGCATGGCCCTATGAAATTGAAGGGATGGCAAAAAATAGCGATGGCAGCCCGGCAAGACCATCTCTAAAGGTTGCCAACATAGATGGTTTAATCTCATCTTTGTGCCTCCAGTTTGACGATATGGTGCAAGCAAAGGTTACTATTTATGAGACATTCTCTCATTATCTTGATGCCAAAAATTTTCCTGATGGTAATCCAACCGCTAACCCTGATGAGTGTTTTAAACAGGTTTATTACATCGATCGTAAAACTAATGAGGTGGTTGGCGAATCCGTAGAGTTCGAGCTGTCTAGCCCATTTGATTTACAGGGAGTAATGATACCCGTTCGACAAATCCATAACCTTTGTTACTGGTGCATGAAAGGCGATTATCGTAGTGGTAATGGGTGCTCATATTCAGGGAATAAATATTTTGATGAGAGAGGAAACCCTGTTGATGATCCAGCGCTAGATAGTTGTGGTGGGCTTATTAGTGATTGCAAAAAACGCTTTGGTGAGAATGAGCCATTAGATTTTGGAGGGTTTCCCGCTGCGGGGTTAACGAGATGATCACAAAAAAATTAAGAGAATCGATATTTGAACATGTAAAAGCCGAATATCCCAAAGAAGCTTGCGGAATTATCTGTCAGAAAAGTCGAGTTAAAAAATACTTTCCTTGTAGCAATCTTTCAGATAACCCAACAGAGCACTTCGAGCTTTCCCCTGAAGATTATGCCATTGCGGAAGATTGGGGTGAGCCAATAGCAATTGTGCACAGCCATTGTGGTGATGGTGTAACGACTCAACCTAGCGAAATAGATAAACTACAGTGTGATGCGACAGGATTACCTTGGGTGATCGCATCATGCCCAGAGGGTGATATTCGAATTATTTACCCTCGAGGTGAACGAGAATTAGAAGGACGGCCTTTTGTGTTGGGCTATGCTGATTGCTGGTCGTTAATTATGGACTACTACCACCAAAAACACGGTATTGAGTTACATAACTACAGCGTTGATCGGTATTGGTGGGAAGAAGGCGAAAACTTGTATATGGATAATTACCAAAAAGCAGGTTTTGTTGATATTGCTGGTGAGCCGAAAGAGGGTGACATGATCATCATGCAAGTGCAAGCCGATGTACCTAATCACGCTGGTGTGATTATGAATGGCATGTTACTTCACCATCTTTATGGTCAACTCAGCAGGTTGGTTCCTTACAGTGATTATTGGCGAGATAGAACCGTAAAAATTGTGCGGAGGAAAGAGTTTGTATGAGCCTAAAAACAATACGTCTATATGGTGTTCTTGGCGCAAAGTTTGGGCGTGAACACAAATTAGATATAGATTCACCTCGCGAAGCAATTAAGGCGCTCTCCGTGCTTTATGATGGGTTTGAGCCGTTTCTTGCTAATGCACACCTGAAAGGGCTGGAGTTTGCTGTATTTAAAGGTAAGCGCAACATTGCTGAAGATGAATTACATCTTGATACCAAAGAAGAGATCCGCATAGCACCAATCATTAAAGGAAGTAAACGAGGCGGATTCTTTCAAACTATGCTGGGTATTGCCATGATCGGTGTCGCGACATTTGCCCCTTGGGGGGCTGCTTTGTGGGCGAGCGATTTAATCGGAACAATAGGTTTAGGTGTAGCACTTGGTGGTGTTTACCAGATGCTTTCACCTCAACCGCGAGGTCTATCAATGAGGCAAGATTCAGATAACAAACCATCTTATGCCTTTGGCGGAGCTGTAAACTCTACTGCGCAAGGAAATCCAGTTCCTTTACTTTATGGACTGGACAGGCGAGAGGTAGGTGGGGCAATCATTTCCGCAGGTATTTATACAGAAGATCAGCAATAACATAAACGAATTTCAGAATAGCCACTATGTGGCTTTTTTTATGGGTGAAATATGGAATTAATTCATGGTGCAAAAGGTGGTGGCGGTGGCGGACATACGCCCACGGAATCACCAGATAGCTTACTTTCTGAATCAACAGCTAAGATTTTATTGGCTATCTCAGAAGGTGAAATTGCTGGTGGCTTAGACGATACTCGTATTTTTCTTGATGATACACCGATTGGCAATGCGGACGGTACTAAGAATTTTGAGGGTGTCACTTGGGAATTTAGACCGGGTAGTGAACACCAAGAATACATTCAGGGTATCCCATCAGTAGATAGCGAAACATCGGTAGGGTTGGAATTAAAAGACGATCAGCCCTATGTGCGGAGCATTAATAACACTCAGCTATCTGCTGTGCGCATTAGACTATCTGTTCCTCAATTGTTTCAACAACACGATAACGGGGATACTACAGGCTATAGAATTGAATATGCTATTGACTTATCTACAGATGGTGCTGGATATAATGAAGTATTAAAGTCTGCTTTTGATGGTAAAACGACCAGCGAATACCAGCGAACACACCGCATTGACTTACCCAAGGCAAATACAGGTTGGCAGATCCGTGTCCGACGATTAACTAAGAATCAGAATACAGCCAGAATTGTTGATAAGGTTACTATCTCTGCTGTTACTGATGTTATCGATGCTAAATTGCGTTATCCAAATACGGCCCTATTGTTTATTACTTTCAATGCGCGTCAATTTAATAACCGCATCCCTAAAATTAGCGTTCGCCCAAAAGGTGGCTTGCTTATCAAAGTGCCCACGAATTATGACCCGATTAATCGGGCCTATTCAGGCGTATGGGATGGCACCTTTAAACTTGCAGCAACCAATAACCCGGCATGGGTATTTTATGATTTAGTACTCAATAATCGCTACGGCTGTGGTGACCGGATCCAGTCTTCTCAGGTTGAAAAGTGGGACCTGTATAAGATTGCGCAATATTGTGATGAATTGGTACCCGATGGGCATGGTGGTGATGGTAAGGAGCCTCGATTCCTGTGTGATGTTTATATTCAATCGCAAGAATCGGCATACCAAGTACTGAGAGATATAGCGGCTATTTTTCGTGGTATGACATTTTGGGCTGATAACAAGGTTAATGTTGTCGCTGATATGCCAGATAGTATTTTTAGAACGTTTACTAATGCCAATATTGTTGGAGGTAAGCCTACCTATTCAGGAGGTAGTCAGCAAAATCGATATACGCAAGCATTAGTTTCCTACACAGACACCAATAACCACAGTAATGATGCGATTGAGGCTGTGGCCGATATTAAACTACAGCGTCGTTACGGAGTACGCAAAACTGAAATATCAGCGATAGGTTGCACTCGACAGACGGAGGCTAACCGTAGAGGTCGCTGGGCGTTACTCACCAATGCTAACGACAGAGTTATTAGTTTTGCGACAGGATTAGAGGGGGCAATACCTTCTCCTGGTCATATCATTGCTGTTGCCGATTCTACATTGGCTGGAAGAGATAATGGTGGACGTATATCGCGTGTAGAAGGCAGAAAAATAACACTTGATCGCAGAGCCAATATTAAAGCTGGTGATAGGTTGATTGTTAATCTGCCAAACGGGCGCTCAGAGGGAAGAACCGTATCACTGGTTGCTGATAATATCATTACAATTTCAACGGAGTACTCACAGGAACCAGAGAAAAACGCAGTTTGGACAGTTGATGCTGATGATTTAACATTACAACTTTATCGGGTCGTTAATATTACTGATAATGGCGATAATACATACACTATTACTGGCGCAATCCATAACCCAAGCAATTACGATCACATTGACTCTGGCGCAAGAATAGGTGAGCGTCCAATCACCATTGTTCCACCGAGTGTGCAAGCACCACCTAAAAACATTCGTATATCATCCTATTCTCAGGTTAATCAAGGTATTTCATTTATTACTCTGCGTGTTGATTGGGATGCAGTTGATAATGCCATTACCTATGAGGCTCAATGGCGGAGAGATAATAATAACTGGGTATCAATGCCAAGAACATCAACATGTGGGTTTGAAGTTGATGGCATTTATGCTGGTCGTTATCAGGTGAGAGTTCGTGCGATAAATGCGTCTGAAATATCCAGTGTATGGACTAATGCGCCAGAAACAACACTGACAGGAAAAGTAGGGAGCCCGCCTAAACCTGTAAACTTTAGAGCTTCACCGCTCGTATTTGGCATTAAGTTAGGCTGGGAATTTGGTGAAAACACCAGTGATACGTTAAAAACGGAAATTCAGTACAGCAAAACCAATAATGGTGAAGGTCTGATGCTGTTATCTGATGTTCCTTATCCCTCAAAAACCTATGAAATGGCAGGGTTATCAGCAGGTTTAACGTTTTATTTTAGAGCAAGACTGGTAGATAAAATAGGTAATCATTCCGAATGGACGGAGTTTATTCTGGGAGAATCTGAGTTTGATGCTAGTATTATTCTTGATGAATTAGCGGGGCAAATCAGCCGAGACCAACTCGCACAAGACTTATTGGGTGAAATTAACAGTAAAGCTAACCAAATCGATATTACTGAATTACATGAGTTGATGAGGATAAATCATGACAAGATTTTATCTGAGTTGATGAGGCATGGAGCAACGATTGAAGAAAGTGAAAAAAAATGGGAGGAGGCAGGAAAATTACTGGCTGAGCGGATAAATCAAGTTTCAACGGCAACAGAAGCACAGGCAGCCGCAATTAAACAAGAGCAACAAGCACGTATTGAGACTGATAAAACCGAAGCACAACAACGCCAATTCTTAGCCACTCAACTTCGTGGTGATTATACCGGTAATGATTTATCGAAAGTCACCGCAGGACTCATTTCCGCAGAGAAACAAGCACGTGTTACAGGCGACCAAGCAGAAGCGAAAGCCCGACAATCACTGGAAACACGGATGAATGGGAATGTTTCCGCGATTAATAAATCATTAGAAACCCTCACCTCGAAACAGCAAGCACAAACGCAAGAGATTTTAACGCTCAATTCAAATCTTAAGGGGAAAGCTGATAGCAGTGTGGTGAATGCGTTAAATACGCGAGTAACTAATCTCGATGGCAAAGTGATGTCCGCAACCTCTCAGGTACAAACGTTATCCAGCAAATTAGATACAGTGAAAGCCGATTTAACGGAGTCTGTGGTGGTGGATTTAGATTTATCTAAACTCAATGAAAACACCTATTATCCGATTATTTTGCCATTAGTAACTTCTCGACGTTATGCCTTTAAGGTTTTTAGGACCTTAGGGCAATATAGAGACAATAAACCGAGCTATGCGACTCACAATACCAAAGGTTTTGCCATGATTGTGGAATGGCAAGTGAGTGGTTCCGGATGGGGAACCCAGTCTGAAAACCGCATCATTGATAATTTTGATTGGCGATGGACAAATCAATCCCCTGTGATGGGGCCAGCTCAATTAACGAATGGTTCTGTGGAATATATCTATTTGCGAGGAGGGGCTAAATATCAGCTCACTAAGCATAAAAGTGTTAACCATCAAATTATCACCCGCACTTATACCAATAACAAACAATCGGTGGCACCAAAAGGATTTGTGGCGAATGAAGTACCTAAGTCCAGCGAACAGAAAGCCAATGCAACGGCGAATGCGGTAAACCAACTTGAAACTAAGGTGACTGAGGTCTCAGGTAAAGTGACCTCTACCGCCCAGCAAGTCACTCGCCTTGAAAGCCAAGTGGGTACAAGTTCAGCCAAAATCGAACAAACGTCGAAAGTGGTCACCGACATAAATGGCAAAATTTCCGCATCATGGACAATGAAAGTTCAGCAAGATAGCAAAGGGAATAAAGTCATTACGGGCATTGGCTTAGGGTTTAATGCACAAGGAAATAGCCAATTTCTGGTCAATGCCCAAAACTTTGCAGTGATATCGTCATTAAATGGCAAAGTGGTGACACCGTTTATCGTGAAGAATGGACAGGTGGTTGTTAATGAAGCTTTTATTGGTGATGCAACTATTACCAGTGCAAAAATAGCTAATGTATTGCAATCAACCAATTTCAGCCATGCAAACAAGGTGGGCTATCAACTTAATATGCGCACTGGTGAAGAAATTAAATATGGGAATAACGCTCAGGGGTACTGGATTGAAACAAACATATTAAAACGTTTGTTTGATAAAAAAGGCACAATGCGTATCAGAATGGGGATATGGTAATGGGCATGGGTTTAGAAATATATGATGAGAAAGGGCGACTCATTATTGGAGAAGACACTATTATACCGCGCCACTTGGGGCAATTTGACCTTCCTTTGTCCCAATATGGATCTCTTACTATTCCTGAGATTTCCTTAGGAGGTGAGGTTGTTTGCCATTTCTGGCTACGGTATCGCTCTCGATGGAGTGGTGAATTTCATGTAGATAAGCCTAATGAGAGAACAGAGTACTCCATATCTGGGAACACGTTAAATTACCGCGTTGATTACAATATCTATCGCTGGGAGAACAATGGCTCTGGTGGTGGGCAGACACAAGCGAATGACTCATTCTCAAGTCATGTTGTCGTATGGGTGGTGTGAAATGGTTGGTGTAGAAATTTACACAAATAATAGGCTGATACAATTAACCGATAAACTCGAAACAATATGTGTTTTGAGAAAAGCAACTCCTGATGAACTAACGTCATCATCAGGCCCTCATGATAGCTATCCGAGAATCTATGCGTTAAATAGCCAATGGATGGTTGCTCCGATTTCCAAGGTAAGCATACCTCAACACGGAGTTGGTCTTGAAGTTTATGATGAGCAAGGGAAAATGAAATTTTCATCTCTTGCTAAGTTGGTCTGCTTTGAGAAATATTATGATGTCAATACGGGGAGCGCTGGCAAAGGCTCATTAAGAATCGCAGGCAAAAGTGGTCATCGGTATGGCATGATTAAGACTCGCTCTATGGGGTATTTTCATAATACAAACATACGAAGCTACATAGACCCTGACACGTGGGATGAAGTTTGGACATTCAAAAGATATAGCGAGCGTTATGTCTTGGTTGATGATGTGGGAGGGTTAACATTTGAGTATCGATACGAGTTCTTAGGAGAAGAGGATGGCTGGATAAGTATGCCTCCGAGTCGAGAAGGTTCTGGATTAATGGAACAAGGGCTTATGATAGACGTTTCAATGTTAGAAGATTAAATACCGCACTAATGTGGTTTTTTTGTATCTAAATTTTAGGAAATAAATCATGATATACACAACAGGCACTGTTAGCACAGTGTCAGGGTCTGCTATTGTCTCTGGCACAGGTACCATTATTTTAATTAAAAATGGTAATGCTAATTTTATTTATATGGTGGACAGGGTTAATAGCGATACAGAATTAGTCATTTCACAACCGGCTACATTTACCGTAAAAAACACTAGTTACAGCATTAATCTCACTGAGCCGAACTCATACAGCGACGCTAATAATCGTATGACCGCTATTGCATCAGATATTACGTAGTTCTTAAACGAGCAACGAGTTACGCTCGATGGTGTTAAAAAAGTGCTGGGGGATATTAGTAAAAAGTTAGATAAAAGTAGTGTGGACCTTTCAGGGATTTCGAAGTGCGATTACACGTAATACACAAATGGCTTATTGTGTGTTTCGACAAAAAATCCACCTTAAAGGCGGGCGCTATTGGTCTTTGCCGACAATATTATCGCATTTAGATAAGTGTGTTGTGTTTTATCATACCACCAACTCTCAAGCGGAAGTGAGCTATTTAGCGCATAAAAAGCAATTATACAGCTCAGCCCAAACAGACATTTATGTGTGTGTATTCGTTTCAGGAATGGTTTTGACCCCGAAGAAACGTTGGGGGGTTATCACTGTACAGTGAAGATGGAGCACGGGTCTTTAATACGGACTATCTGCCTTTTACCCGAGGACAATCAATGGCATTGTTATTACGGAAGGGGAGTGTAGAGACTCCATATAGCTTGCCTTTAGTCTGTGCAACCAGTCAGTTTGTGAATGCGTCTTATCAGGATGACCACATTGATTGGGCCAAGCGCAATACGGGGATATGGGGATTCGTTTTCGGGGAAAACAGATTTTTGTGAGTGAATGGATACGTGATGTTCATCGGCAACATCATGTAGAGCAACGTATTCCCTTTTATATCCTTAATGGTTCACATTATTTTTAATAAAATAAATACCTGTCTATATTTATGTAGGATACATGTCGTTTTTCTTTATTGGCATAATGATTTCTGCTGATAATGATTGTTTTGCTTTAATTATCTCTTTTTCATTTGAAAAATTATAATTAGGCAATAGTTCTTTAGGTTTGACACCTAAAATAAACGCGATAGAGAATAAATGTTCTACTGTTATTTTGGTATATCCATTCTCTATACGTGAATAGTGCTGTTGACTTATTTCCAATGAATGGGCTATTTCCCTCCCTGTCATCCCTAATTCTTTTCTTTTTTGCTTTATTCTATAAGCAATAATGGAATTAATTGTACTCATGAACTTCATTCTCCAACAATAAACAGATTTTTAAGTTTAACAGAGTAAAAAGCATTTGTTATAAAAGCATTTTACTCTACTTATAAAACTCAATTAATTTTTATTGATATGAAAAAGTAATCGTTGCTACTGCTTTTACACTTCCTGGCGTAATAGTATTTTCTGTTTTTATATAATTAGCTTTTAATTTTATACGTGGATTTATCTCTCCTCTATAATTTGAAAAATGCCATTGATTTTGATTTCCTTTGTTAGGAGTGTCTGAACCATAACTAATCGCAGTTACTTCATTATTTTTATATAATCTTAGCCCAACGCCTTTTGCCGTAGAATCCGTTGCTAATGTTAATATATCAGAACGATTCCCATGTTGGGTCGCATCATTTAATGTAGCATAAACATCAATACCGTCTTGGCATTGAAGTTGTATATTAACTTCCCCTCCTTGCACTTCTTTATACAAAGACGTGAACTGGGATTGATAGACAGTATTTAATGGAACAACATAATTCTTTTGATTCATCGAGCATGTTTGGCTTTGCACTTGGATGCGCCCTCCATTTAACATAACAGGAGCTGTTAATCTTTTATTATTCAAACTTGCCCGATTAGATTCCAATAAAATATGGCCCAGTTGTTTGGTTGGTATCGTTACATACCCATTAGGTAATCGTCCTGTTGCGACAAAAGCAACATATAAACGAGCACCAAAACTTCCAGTTGCACCATTATAAGCATTTGGATTTGTATTGGCGGCAACAGGATCAATATATATACTTGAGCTGTTTATGGGAACCAATGGCGTTGCAGGCCAATAGCCCGCCATACCAATAATAATACCTAGCCCTGGAACTCCAGTATCAAATATATCGAAATCGGAAGATTGAGTGTTATTTCCTTGGCGAAAGTTATATGTGATTTTGCCTATTTTAGGTAATGTAGGAGTAAATTTTCCACGCATTAATGCTATTAAACTACCGCCGTTAAATATATATCGATTACTTGTTCCGGTGAGTTCCCCTATCACTCGTGGGTAAGTATGGGCATCAGCAGGACCAATAACAACAACAGGGAGGGTAGATGTGTTGATTGTTATTGGAGACGGTACGTAGTCATCTGCACCAGCAACAGCCAGACTAGGGAATAGATTTAAAAGAAATAATATAACAAATATTCTTTTCATGTTTTGTTCCTAATTAGAGTGCGGTATACACTGAACAGGAATGATTTGAGGCCGCATGTCAGTTTCATTGTGTGTCGCATGATATGTAAATGAGCATTTATCGTCATGATTTGGTCCCCATATCACATCAAGTTGACCTTGTTTGGGAAGACCTCGGGTAAATAAGCGCCCAGCTTGAGCAACATATCCGACTAACTGTTCATGATCATCCAAAACCTCGGAAGCCATTGGAGGAGTACTGCCATCTGGCATACGAATATCAAACAGCAGGCTTCTCCCTGTTTGAGTATTAAATGTCACTAACGTGGCACTATTAGCACGAGGAATAATTTCTTGTTCTGTTGCTGATAATTCAACATTTAAATCTAAATTAGCGGGGTCGATACTAATTTGATTTTTTTCATAGGGTGTGACATAAGGCACAATACCATTACCCCAAAAATCTAATCGGCTACCTGGTGCATTATTAATAACCGCACCTTGTGCTCCTTTTGCATGGATAATGGTAAAAGTATCACTTAAATCATTACTCAATGTCACTCCATAAGGGTGTGCAACAACCGCCCCCGACGCCCCCAATGACATTTGACGATTATGTTGAGTATCTTGCCCGACGGTTGCGGTTACATTTACATAAGGTGAACGATAGCCTCCATTCATCGCATAGCCGGAAGGTCCACTTTCCTGACTATTACCTGAAATACCATAAGAGAATTGATTATCTTCCCCAGCGATACCGCTGATGGATGTTTGAATGCTGTTTTTCTCGCCTTTATTATAATTTAAGACAGTAGAAAAAATGGGGCTTTGAACACGCTCTCCCAAAGGAAGCGTAAAGTTCACATAAAATCTGTCATCTCGGCGTTGTTGCTCATTATCTCGTGATTGAGAAAAGCCAATCTGATAACCAAGTTTTTTCCAAAAATGGCTATATCCCATCTGATACTCATTACGACTTCCTTTATGCTCCCAGTAATTATAAGTGGTACCAGTTAAAAATATATTTCCCCATTTTTCACCTAATTCTTGATTAATTGAAACTTGGAATTGATTTTTAGGGCGATAAAATGCGGCACTTTTTATGGAAACATCATCAATAAATTCACTGTGATTAGCCAATAGCGCATCTTTCAAATGGTAAAAATCTTTAGATGAATAACGATAGGCTGCTAACGTGATATTTGTACTCGTGGTCGGAATATTGACGCTATAGCTAGTATGTAAACTGTAGCCTTTACGCGTTACGTTAGAGTGATTAAATGTTGTTCTGGACAATGTAATGTCAGATGCAATTGCCCCAATCGGCGTGTTAAAAGCAACACCAGCCAATCCTGCGGTATATTTTGAGCTTGTGGTCAGTCCACTATTTAAAGTGATATCATTTGTCAAACCATATTGATATGTGCCTTGTGCAATTAAATCATGATATGTCTCATTTGCATAACGATAGCGTCCCACTGACATTTGCCAACGGCTAAATCCGGGACGAATAAGTTGGGCAACAGAAGCAAAAGGAACCGTAAATGTTCTTGTTTGTCCATTAGATTCGGTTATTTGCACAAGAAGGTCGCCAGCATATCCACTGGGATACAAATCATTAATGACAAAGGGGCCAGCAGGCACAGTTGTTTCATAAAGGATGTGAGCATTTTGATAAATCGTAACTTTAGCATTACTATTAGCAATGCCTCGCACGATCGGAGCGTAGCCACGTAAAGAGTTGGGTAACATTCGTTCATCCGATGCTAATCGAATTCCCCGTAAGCTAAGGCTATCCATTAACTCGCCATTCGTATAAAAATCACCTAATGTGAATTGTGCCCGTAACCGAGCAATATCATGCGTCACATTTGTTTCGATATTCTGATATCCGGTAGAATGACCATTATTCCAGCTTTCACCACCACGGTGACGAAAAGCCCATCCCCATAAATTGAGTCCCGCTTTTAACCCAAGGTAAGTCTGCTCATTATTTATATCCGGAGTATTGTATTGATAATAGTTAACATCATAGTTGACAAATGCGGCAGGGACTCCACTTTGCCACTGTGCAGGGGCAATATATCCTCGAGGTCGAGTATTCACTTGTGCCTGAGGAATTTCTATATTCAGCTTTAAAGTGGATAAATCAAAATGAAATTTTGCTGAGGGGAGTCCTTCTGAGGCGGGATAACAAGTGGCTTTATAACTGTTTTCAGGAACAGTGCCTTTGACGACATCAATTAATGAAAGTAATTCCGGCGTTAGACATAACGTCGACGTATTCGCATTGTCAGTATATAAATACTGTACATTAGCTTTTCCTTTCCATTCATTATTGAGATAGATATCAGCGTAATACTTGCCCTCAGGAATAGGGTTGCCATAATTAAAGCGACGTATATCAATCGCATTCTTTCCTTGTACTGAATGCAAAAAGCTAGGATCAAATTCAGCTTCTTCAGCAGCGAATGAAGAAATTGTTATCACCCCAATCCCTAAAGCGACACAAAACGGAAGAGAATAACGATAGGAAATGAGGTGTAATTGGTTATTAAAATTCATTATATTACCTTATTCCAAAGTAGATTCACCTTGTTGGTATCCACCATAATCATTAACAACAACCCAAGTGACTTTATTTGTTAATATTGGCTTCTCTTTAAGTGAAAATATTTTTGAAGAAAAAGGAGCTATCATCCCACTTTGTTCAACAGGCGTTAGCTGTTTATCCTGACCCACTGAGATTTTGTTGTAAGTGATGTAATAAGGTGTTGGGTTAATCGCTTTAATGCGTAGTGCTCCTTCCTGATGCCAAGTCACTTTTTGGTAAGCATCATCAGGCGTTACGTTGAGATTATCAGGGCGAAAGAAAAACTTAATGCGACTACGAACGGCTAATTGTAAGTAATTGTTATTTCCCTCTGAGTTTTCCGAATTTTCTTCCAATTTAGGTTTTGCCGGAATGTCTAAGACATTTAAATAGAAAAGAGACTCTCTATCTTGTGGTAATGATTCACCGGTATAGACAATCCGGATGGTTTGCCCTGATTTCGGCTCCATACGAAATATGGGGGGAGTAATGATAAAAGGAACATGAATTGAATCTGGTGCTGCAGCTGCATCTCCGGTATCTAACCAAGACTGAATTAATGCGGGGGATTCATCGTCATTATTTAATTGAACATTAATACTTTTTTGCGTTGCGGGATAAACAACGCGAGTTCCCATAATAACCACACTGGCTTGAGCCACTATAGATACAGATAGAGTCAAGAAAATAAGAATGAACTTTAACATAGTACCTCTAGAAGAAAATGGGGCAGTTTTTCTGCCCCGTAAAACAAAAGCAATCGAATAAACCTTACTCGTAGGCAATGGTATAGTTGACGGTTGCTTTTACATCTCCAGCGGTAGATTGTCCGGTTGCGTAATATTGAGCAAAATATGGAAGGTTTACATTAGCATTGTCGATTTGTACTGGATGGACATCTTGTGTTGCAGAATCAGTACCTAACTGGATTGTTGTTGCTGCATCTGAGTTAAGTAATTGAACTTGAACATTATTTGCTTTAGTTCCTGTTGCTGTATTTTTTAAATTATGTGTAGTTAAATCAGTATCAGCGGATGGTTCAAAATATACTTTAACGTTTTTAGCACCATCTTTATCTGTGGAACAACCAGTTAACTTAATTGTAAATGGAGTTAAGCCTGCTGTTGTTGCTACATTATTTAATGTTGCGACTGAA